GTGAGTTCTGGTGTTGGGTCTCAGATGGCACGAGTTCACCAACTACAGTGATGTTGTCGGAGATCTTCTTGCTTGTTGGCTGGAGGATCTCCCGGGGCCACGACTGAGTTTCAACCAAGGTGATTGTGCCATGTGGGGCGGCATCAATAATCTCCTTAAAGAAAGAAACGGTGTGTGGGACAACAACACTGCACCGACTCTCATCAGAGTAGGCGCGGTGGTCACCAAGAACAATGTGATGACCACGCCCAACCAACGTGTTGGTCGTGAAGACAGGGAAACCACACACCAGCTTGGTGGTGCGCACTGGTGCTTTGATGAAAACACCAGTGTAGGTGCCAGTCGTAGAGTACGACCTGACATCCTCAACGTCTCCAAGGGGGAAGACAGTGAGTGGGTCGAGCACCTGGGGAACGGGTTTCCCGTCAGCACCATAGGCTACCTCAAGGTCCTTGCGGGTCAACATCGCACAACCAGTCAACGACGCCAAAGACACGTCGTCCTCGATATGGTACTTCATGTTCGCCTTGCACGACGCCACAGAAGTCGGGAGGAAGACGATCACGTCGTCAAACTTATGCAGTCTGAGCACTTGGACAATTGGGCCTTTGACCAGGTCCTTAATGTCCTTGATGTAGGTGATCGGGAATCGCACGCCAATGTGGCCGCCAATGTCGATCTGATACGTGCCCTCAGGGAACATGTGGGCAGGAAGAGATGCGATATTTCCAGCAACGACATGGAGTTGGCATGACTGGGTCGTCTGCAGAGTCCATGTCTTGCATGGAAAGATGGCGTTGTGGAACTTTTGGGCAAGCCACTCATACCCAGCCACGTCACCCGCAGCCTGGTTCTTGGCCTTAGGAACAATGGACGGGCGAGTGAGGGACTTACTGGATTTACCAGTCCGTTGGGCGTATGGGTGAGCGTATGCTTGGTCCTCAGCTCGTCTCACGTAGGACGCCACGAGGCGGGTGAGGATGAGAGCAACACCATACCCAATGGCGGCACTAGCCATGATGTTCGCAAACCAATAGAGCTTCTCATACCAAGTGCTCTTCTTGTGAGCAGGAACAGTCGCCGCTATAACGGTCAGGAAACCATCCCACGCAGTGTGCTCGCTTGACGCGAGACACCATGTGGCGAAGCCACCATGGGTGACCTCAATGGCGTCGTCATCAAAAGCCTGACAAATCTTGCCTGGGTGGTTGTAGCAGAAGGCTCCATGGCGCAAGCAAGTGTTCTTAAGGAAGAACGACTGCTCAGACAAACCCTGGAAGTGGCGAGAGCCCCACTCACGTATAGGCACATCGTAATCAGGAGCCTCCTCCTTCTTGGTGTTGATGACGTTCCGTTTGAGCTCTTCGAGATCAGCTGGCTTGCCATTCACCGTGAGACCAGCACGGGTTAGGTCCCACTTGTACTCACTCACCTGCATGAACTTAACCATGCGGGCAACCGCAAGCTTGTTGGCCTCAGCACTCTTGTGTTGATCACCAAGATGCTCGAGGATCTCAGCGCTCGACAACGAAGTTGAGAACGCTTGTTCTTCAGCCGTTGGGGCCTCAGCAGAGCTGATAAGAGGGGTTGGAGATACAGCATGTTCACGCTCCAACTTGGTCAAGTGAGCTTGCTCAAGCTGTTGGGCCTTGGAGAAAAAGGGGTCGATCTCAGGTGATGCAGACCGACCTCGTTTAGCGTCATCAGGCGCCTCCTCGGCTTTGCTTGGGCTCTCCTTCTGATCAGGAGAACGCTCGCGGGACTTGCCTTTGG